TTTAGCAGTGCCGCCTACGATCTTTCCAATCTTAGCGGGGCCAGCTCCATATATAAAAGCATAGATAAACGTCTTAGCTTGATCTCTTGTTTCTAATCCAGCAGCCTTTTGATTTGCTGTATGAATATCTCCTTCGAAAACTTCTTTGGTAAACTTAGGATCACTTAGATAATGAGCTAGACCACGCAACTCTAGAGATGAAGCATCACAGCCCACAAGACTGTAGTGTGGACTACTGACTGTCCAACAGTCTCTGCACTCTTTACCATACGGTGAATATCCCGCTGGTACCTGAGCCATGTTAGGACTGTTATGAGCCATGCGACCAGATATAGCTCTCAGAGTAAGAACCTTTCCGTGGACTTTATCGTCTAGCCCTACAAGCTCTAGCCAGCTCTCTACCTGTGCAATGCGCTTCTCAAGCATCAAGAATTCAGAAATCTTCTTAGCTTCAGGTATATCTACATTTTCAAGAGTAGCTTCGTCTACAATAGCATGACCCTTCTCTGTAAAGTTATCTGGTTTCCAGCCACGCATCATTAGCTGTTTTACAATCTGTTGTCTAGACGCGAGGTTAAACTCGTCCCATTCAATTACAGTGTGTGGACCAGCAACATAATCTAAATTGTTTAAGTGCTTAAGGCCAACAGATGATAGGTGGCCATCCTGCTTATACTTTGGAGTAGCAATACGTACTCCAACAGGGAGGGGTTTAAAACTTTCCTGTACTTCTTTTTCTAGCACAGAAGATTTATCCTTTAACTTACAGATCAGCATCATTGCTTTCTGTATGTCTAAAGTAAAGCCTGTCTTAACCTGTTCATTAATAATTTCTCTGATTTTGTATTCTAAATCAATAGCTTGACGGCCAATCTTGATAATCTCTTGATAGAGAGTAAGCCACACTTTGAATGTAAGCTCAACATCCTGAATGCAATAAGTTAGCATCTCTTCAGAGAAGTGAGACCACTCATTGAATTCAAACTTAGGAAAGCGCAGGGACGTTCCCCACGCACTCAAGGAGTGACCACCATCACGTACAGGATTAATTAGTTGAGACAGAATGAGAGTGTCTTCTATCTGCTCTAATTTAATCGCTGTACCCACCAGCTTATTAAGCACTAGGGCGTCAAACGAGATGCCGTTGTGCATGATAAACTTAGTTATATTTTTAGAAAATTCTGGAAAGTCCTTGTAGCACTCTTGCTGCTTGAATGTATAAATCTTACCATCGAAGATGTCTTTAACTACAATACAATGGACTATCGTAGCATCAAGAGCATCTGTCTCAATATCAAGAACTACTTCCATTGCGATATGCTCTTTCCATTTTTTTTATAAGCTAGGCGCTCCACCTGAAGATGTATCGGTGTCGCCTAGGTTCTCAACCTCGTGGAGCCTACCAGTTTCCTTGTTAAAGAACAAGTGACAAGCTATACCAGTTTCACCTGCATATCTGTTCTTTAGAACACGGATCGTAGTCGTATTGGCTACATTAGGATCGTCAGACTGTTGATCTCTTTCCATCGCTATAACGGTATCAGAGAGCTGAGCAATAGACTGAGAACCACGTAGGTGGGACAGCGATACTTCTCTGCCTTCTTCATGGCCACCATCAGCACTAACACGGCGAAGGTGTGATACGAGCAGCAGAGCGCAGTTAGTTTCTTCTACTAGAGAGCGCAGCTTCGTCATAAGAATGTCGATATTCCTACGCTCGTCATTACCCTCTAGACCGGAGACAAGGATTGACAAGTGATCAAGGAAAATCCAGCGGCAATCAAGAGCCTTAATCATATAGCGAATACGAGATAGAATTTCTTCCGTGCCTAGAGAACCAAAGTGGTCAAAGGCGAAGAACCTACCAGTACCGATAGTGGCTTCTTGATACTTCTTTAACTGGTCCATAGGATATGCTTCACGGATTTCTCTAATGTAGAGGCGAGCATTAGCCTCAACAGACATGAGATGAAAGATCGTCTGCCTTACGTTCTCTTCTAAAGAGATAACACCAATATTCTCAGTGGTGTTGTTTAGCATATGGTGCATCAGTTCACGCATCACTGAAGATTTACCAGTGCCGGTGCCAGCTGTAATTGTAACCAGCTCGCCAGTACGAATGCCATATAGCTTTTCATTCAAGCCAGCGAATGGATAAAGACAACTCTGTTGATGGCCTTCGTTATATAGATCAGGTCCGTAGTCTTTAAGGTTGACGATACCGGCAGGGGTATGAACACGAGCAGCCCACCACGCTTTGGTAAAGTCTTCACGGCGATTAAGCTTTAGGTAATCATTAGCGTCCTTGAGATCAAGATTAACGATCTTACACTTGTTAGGCTCGAAGAGGTCCGCAACCTGCAGCGCCGCCTTCTTCCCGTGTTCGTCGTTATCAAAGCAGATCACGATATTCTCGTAGCTATTCAAGAAACTGTAACTCGCCTTACAGTTACGAGCAGCTGACTGAGCGCCGTCCTTAATTGATATTACAGGCCACTTGCTGCCCATCATCTCGTAGGCAGACATGGCGTCTAGCTCACCTTCACAGATGGTAATATACTTACCGCCTTGCTGGCAGGTGTGCTGCCCAAATAGCGCCGCACGGCCAAGTGAACCAGCTGGCTCCGCATTAAACTCTTTGTTCTCTACATGACGAACCTTGTTGGCAATGTGAGTACCATTTATATCAAAGTATGGATAGATGTGCTTTAGAACCTTACCATCAGCATCCTGAACAAGGCGGACACCATACTTCTCACAAGTCTCCTTAGTAATATTACGATCTTTAATCGCTGAAATAAACCCGGACACTGTAGGCTTCTGATTTACTAACACGTGACTGAACGCTACTTTAGTATCTTCCAATTTAATTGCGGACATAGAATCTCCTAGAGATGCGGATGAAGGGATTACTTTTCTGCACACATAGCAAAATTGATGGTGATCGTCATACAGTACATTACCATCAGAAGAACCGCAAGCCTCACACGGACCCCTGCTAAGCTCCCGACTTTCTCGTTTGTCGTATTGAGAATACTCCATGCAACTTACCTTTCTTACTGAAGACAGAGAAATTACTTTTAAATTTAGTTATATTAAAACCAAGATGATTTAGAAGCAAACATCTATTTTTGAAAGCATCATTAATTTCTTCAAGTGTATTCTCTACTTCAAGTTGAGTTTGGCTCGCCGTCTTTTTGAGCGCGCAGCCGTCGAAGGCGATCAGCGCGGCGCGCAACTCGTCGAGATTGGACGCGCCGTTGCCAGTCTTAGTACTCTTAAACATAATTGTAAACATCTAGTTACTATCCTCTCCATATTCAGCGGTTATAATCCCTTTAATAAAGTCTATCTCCGTAGACGCAAGGTCTTCTGCCTCTTCAGCAGCTAATCGCTTAGCTTCCTTGTGGTTGTAGCCCTCGTCAAGATACTGACGATACAACTCTCTAAATATTTTCTTTCGTTCTTGATCCCACAAGTTTTGCATAGCGTCCCTCTACTCTTCTTCCTCTTCTTCATCTTCATCTAAATTGATATTATCAGCTATAAACTCAATATCAGTATCGTATAAACCTTGTACTTCTTTTAACTTAATTTCCATAAGGCTCATCTGATCATCTAACTCAGCCCCTAGTCGTTCGACATACTCATAGTAAGCTTTCATATCTTTTTTATTATTAGGATTGTATTCTAACTCTAACATCTCGTACCTTTGGTACTTCTCGACAGGCAGGGTTCCTTTTTCAACTCTCTCAAACATCTTCTCAAGAAACCATACCACGTTTTGATGGCCTTGAGTAGGGTTTTTCATCTACCCTGTCCTACGTACCGCTTGAAAGAACGGCGGGCGCTCTTATTAGCTGGGCGGCTATTGACTGACTTACCAATGCTCGTCATTCGATGGGACTTGGTAATCCGCTTTACTAGTCCGCTTTTTTTCTGTGACTGCGCTGCCATGTCTTAACTTCCTTTCGTTAACGCTAGCCAGCTTACAGGAAACATAGCTAGACAGATGTCATCCCAGTATTGGGCTACTTCTCTAATTTCTTTTTGGGCATCAGGAGCAGATCGTAGCTTGTATGCTCTAGCATAGGCAGCTAACGATCCTGTAACATAGTAACTTGTATACATTGATTGTGGAAGCACAATTCTAGCTTGTTCTGGACATACGCCAGCCTTTAATAGCTGGTTGTATGTGTCAACTGCAGCTGAGATGGCTTCCGCATAGTCTAATTTTACATCTTTAGAATATTCTACTTCTTCTTCTTTAGAACCTTGTTTCTTATTCTCTGAGCGTTTTCGCCATACATCAGGAAAATAAAAGTCAGGAGCTGCATCAACATAACGTCTACTCACTTCATTATAACTAAAACCTACCGTGTGCTTGAACCTCTGTCTAGCTACAAAGAGAGGAACTGTTTCTCGTAGTGTTAGAACACAATGAGTGAACGGGGTAAAGTGTTGGTGGATTGCCAAGTATTTAATTAACTTCTCGTCTTTATCAGTAAGTGTATCACTCTCTGCGTTAAAAGAGACACGAGCAGCATTTGCTACCGTGAGATCAGTACCTAAAGCAGAAATTAACTCAACCTTCATAAGTTAGTGTTCCTTCAATAAACCGTCTTCATTGGTATACAATATTCGTTTAATTCCAAACTCCGCTAAGCACCGTTCACAACCAGAACAGGGCTTAGCCATCGCTGGTATGTAGTTAGTGTTCTTATCATTACGTTTAACTCTTACTACCATAAGCTCACACCATCTTAAGGCTGTAACATCTATTCTCTTTAGCGCGTTTTTGATGGCTGCTACTTCAGCATGAAGAAAGATTGCATTAGGGTTCTTTCTATATTTAGACTGAAATGGATCAGTTTTGTAACTGTTAGTCCCGAAACTTACGATGTTCCTTTTATATAGGACAGCAGCAGCCAATCTAAAACATTTTACAGGGTACTGTATATCTTCTGCCATTGCACACAGAAGGCCACTGATCTTCTCGTACCTCATAACAATACGATTATGCTTGGCGATTAATTCTTTTTAATCCTACGTGTAGTGGCTTAAAATATTCTTTGAAACACTTCTTAACGGTCAAGTTATCGAATGGCTTGCATGAGAACACATCCAGATAAACATCACCCGTATCATTGCAGAAGTGAGCGCAGATATTAGAAGTTTCAATTAGCTGGACAAGAGTAAATCCAGCCTTGTTACCAGAACCAAAGTCAACGATCATGGGTTCTCCGTATGCTTTCATATCGATACGCTTAACCAAGTCTTTAACAAAGTTTTCGATAGTTTGCTTGCTGGTGATAGCTGAGCCATCACACGCCAGAGCGTTCAGCATGAGGTGATAACCCCAGTAGGCAGTATCCGGCTTAGCAGCCGGAAAAGTAATAACATTAGTCGCCATAGTAAGTTTAAACTCCCTTTTTATTCATAAAATAAGTGATTACCAATACGAGTTACATATCTCTGCTCGTATGCCCAGTAGGGTTTCCTATACTGAGCATGGTAGTATAATACATTATCAGTACCTTTCACAACAAGACCTTGCAAAGAAAGTGTAGCGGCGAGAGTGGCTTGCCGTAGTGCGGTGAGGTCTGTCATAGTCTTTCTCTTAACATCGCACCAATAGCTGTATGAGCAACGGTATCTATTTATCAATCCTCTAATCTTAACCTTATTGTGAACAACCTCACATATAGTCTTTGGTGGATTATTACTATTAGCTCTATTTAGAATTGTAGTGGCTACTGCCACCTGACCCGTTAATGACTCTGATCTAGCCTCAAAGTAGACAGCCTCGACTAAGCATCCTATATCCTTTTCTTCATATGCAAAAGCTTTGTAGCACAATAAGAAAGATAAAGCAACAAGTAGAGTTATTCTGCACATTAGCAGTTCCACCCCTTCCCTCTTCTACAACCCACTGTGGTATATTTTTAGTGTAGTTTCTTATTAAACTTAGGAAGAATATCTTCCTGCCATTGCTCTAATCCATTCAAGAAGTCATTAATAGATTTAACAGTCAAGTCCTCTAATCGCCTTGCACCTGAAACCTCTAGAATATAGTCTCTCATGTACGGATGGGCAGAAATCTCCGCGTGTGTTTCGTAATCATATAGTAAACTACCTTTTTTCTTTGTCATTATTTTTTGTGATCCTTTTAAAGTGCTGTCAAAGAAAGAGAGAGGTGGGCGACATGTG